CTGGAACTTCGCGTCGCGCCTTTCCCTCACGGGTCGCACCGCAGCGTGAGCGGAGGTGCAGGGGTGAATTTTCGCGAAGCGAAAAGAGGGGGCCTGCCCCCTCCATAAAGGGAAACGTGGGGATTGGCTGCCTCAGTGGCCGTGTTCCTTTTCCTCCTCGGCGGCAACCTGAACAACAGGGGCAATGCCGGGTTGTGGTGCGACAACTCGAACAACGGGCTGTCGAACGCGAACTGGAACATCGCGTCGCGCACTTCTGGTCTAGGCGTCCGTTTGGACGATTCCGGCAGTCACTACCGGCAACAACGCAGCCGGCATGCCCGTGTCAACCGACCGAAATCAGCCGCATGAACCCGTGGGCCGGTAGCCGAGAGGCGAACGCTCATAAGGCGACCAGAAAGAAGGAACACCGTGAAAAGCTACTGCAAGGGGTTGTCCATAGACGCCGCCCTCGTCCGCGAGGCGTACGAGCTCTGGGCCTCCGGCGGGGCGGGGAGGAAGAACGCCTGGCGCGTGGAGAGGGAGCACGGCGGGGCCGACGCCCTCGTGGCCGAGATAGCGGCCGAGATAAGGGGCCGGCGCCTCAACGCCGCCCCGATACGCTACCGATCGCACACCGAGCCGTCGAACGGCAAGGTCCGCGAGATCGCCATCGAAAGCGTCAAGCAGCAGGTCGTGGACTACGTATTCCACATCTGCGTGGCCCCGCTGCTCGATGCCAAGATCGGCTACTACCAGACAGCATCGATCCCCGGCAAGGGGCAGGTGTGGGCCATGCGCAGGATCAGGCGCTGGCTGGGCTGCACGTACTGGCTCAAGACCGACATCAGGAAGTGCTACCCGTCGACGTCCCACGAGGTCTGCATGAGGGTCCTCAGGAAGTACGTCAGAAGCGACGACGTCCTGTACGTCGCGGAGTGGGTCCTCTCGACCTACCGCGAAGGGCTCAACATCGGCAGCAGGTTCTCGCTGGACATGACGAACCTGATCCTCTCCTTCGCATACCACCACATCGAGGGCCTGTACAAGGAGCGCAGGGGCCGCAGGGTCTCCCTCGTCAGGCACCAGATCTGGTTCATGGACGACTGCCTGATGATGGGCGACGACAAGCGCGACCTCAAGATGGCCGCGCGCTCGCTGGCCCGCTTCCTCAAGAACGAGTTCGGGCTCGACGTGAAGCCGTGGAAGGTCTGCCGGACGGACTCCGAGCCCATAACCATGTGCGGGTTCACGTTCCGCAGGCGAGGGGTGACAGTATCCCAGCATACGTTTATGAGCGCCAAGCGGACATACTCGCGGTTCTACCGCAGGCGATCGCTCAAGCAGGCGCGACGGGCGTGCAGCTACTACGGATGGCTCAAGCATTCGGACAGCTTCGGATTCATGGCCCGGCACGGCGTGTGGAAGGCCCTTGCAGAGGCCAAATCGGTCGTAAGCGACAGCGATAGGAGGACGGCATGCGAATCAATCGCGGCGTGATGGGGTCGGCAGAGCCCCCGGCAATCAACATATGGTCGGACAACGGGATCAGGATGGCGACGCTTCGAAGGGGGATCGTCCACGACTACCACGACGTCGTGGAGGGAGACCCTATCGACTTCTGGCGGTGGGACGAGCTCGAGCTCGCCACCGACAAGACCGTGGACGAGCTCTCCGAGGGCCTCACCGTCATCTGGTACGAGGCCGAGCGGATGCTCATGGAGGAGATGGCATGGCGGGCCGACGTCGACGCGGCCCTGCTCGAGATCATGGAGGCGGTGGTCTAAATGGTTGAGGCAAAGACCAGGCTCGTCATAAGGCTGTGGAGGGCCGGCAGGAAGACCGGGCGGGACGTGCTCGACTCGATGGGCGCCCATCCGGTCAAGGCCGACCTCCTGGAGGCCGCATCGCTCATGGGGCTCGAGGTGCCGGATGGCGCCACGAACCCCGAGATCGCGGCCATCATAGCGGAGGCGTGACATGCTGTCCAAGGAATTCGGAATCTTCGACCCAAATAAGACCATCGACGAAGACATCAAGAACGCCGACAACTTCATAACGGAGCTGACCGGCGGCGGAATCATGGTGCATCCGAAGAACGACTCCACGTCCGGGTGGAAGATCGCCGCCGCCCTCGAACTGCTGAAGAGCGGGGTCGCCGCCCTCAAGATGTGGCTGTCGAACGGTAAGGCGGTTGTCCGCATCGGCGAGGAGAACAGGTCGCGCGTCGAGATCGACTACCACAGCATGCAGATGATAGCTCCGGTGTCTAGCGACCCCGAAGACGGCGAGCAGGTCTACTTCCACGTGAGCGACCTGAGAGACGCCGACGGGAAAGTCCACGCCGAGGAGTACTACACGGGCAACGGCTCAGCTCAGGCGTTCCTGATGATGTACGACTCGGAAGACCTCGATTACGAGGTCACCGTCTACGACACCTCGGACGTCGACGTATCAAGCAGCTATCCGTGCACGAAGATGCTCGGGTACTTCGTGTTCGACACGGCTCCTCCGTCGGGCTACACGATAAAGGTCAGATACGTGGTCGGCCAATGGACGGGCCCGTACCTCAAGGCGTTCACGTTCGGGACGAGGAGCGAAAAGAAGCCGGTCGGCCCTATGAGCGCGACGCTCGGCGAGGGCCTGATCGCCAGCGGCAAGGACGAGGTTGCAGTCGGGCGCTTCAACAATCCCATAGGCCCGAGCCATTTCTCGGTCGGCAACGGCTCAAGCGACTCAAACCGGTCGAACGCGATGTGGGTAGATGACTGGGGGAACATCCACACCGACGGCGACATCGTCGGCGATGCCGACTACAACAAGAAATACGCCGACGCATCGGTCGGAACGTTCACCGACAAGGACAAGACGTCCAACAACAGCGCGGTGACCGTGGCCGACCAGACGCGCGTTGAGATAGCAAACACCGGGAGCCTGCCGGCCGGAACATACATCCTGCTCGGGAACCTCACGTTCGCATCGAACACGACCGGTCAGCGGTACGGCCTCATCTTGGGTGGGTCGGCCGGGTCTGGGTCGTTCTCGCGCGCCCAGCTCGCCTCCTCGGGATGCAAGGCGGACGCCGCATCGTCCGGTGTGGCGGTAGTCAACTGCCAGTGCATCGAATCGGTTTCATCGGCAACGACGTTCCGCCTGCTCGCCTACCAGAACAGCGGAAGCTCTCTCGGCGTCACCGGACGCCTCATGGCAATCCGCGTCAAGTGAGGGGGTGATTCTATGGATGCAGGCATCGTGATAGCGATCATCAGCTCCGTCGAGGGCATCGGCGTCGCCTTCATAGGCTACATGATCTCCCGCAGCAACAAGAAGGCCAACGACTACCGGGTTATGCGGGAGAAGCTGGACGCTGAGCGCGACGAGCGCGAGAAAGACGCTCGCAAGATCAGGGAGGCGAGCTACGGCCTCCTGTTCGCGCTCGCGGATGGGCTGGACGTCCTGTTGCACAAGGCGCACGGCGACAAGCTGAACGGCGAAGTCGAGAAGGCTATCGACGCGATCGACGGCGCCAAGGACAAACTCGACCACATGGCCAACAAGACGATGAGCAAGCTGTGAGACTCGATTAAGGAGGAGGTTTACATGAATTGGAAGGCTTGGGCCAAGGCGGCGGGAATCCGCGCCGTGAAAACGGCCGCGCAGACCGCCATAGGAATCATAGGCGCATCCGCGCTCATAAGCGAGGTCGACTGGGTGATAGTGGTTTCCGGCGCCGCCCTTGCGGCCGTCGTGTCGCTGCTCACCAGCCTCGCGGGCATTCCGGAGGTTGACGACGGGGCGAGTCCGATAGGAGGCACCAATGGTTAGCAGAGCCAACGTCGCGGCGCAAATCATGGAGCACCTTTGCACCTGCCCCGAGCACGGCTACAGCCAGCCCGGGCGCACGGGAACGAGCGGATACTGCTCCGTGAAGACGGACGCCGGAAACATCCAGGTCAAGAAGGGCGACCGCGATTGCTCGTCCGCCTCCTCGGACGCATGGGGGAAAGCATTGGAGGGCACGCCTTACGCAGGTAAGATACCCATCACGTCGACGCATTACATGAAGGACATCTTCCTCGCATCCGGTCTTTTCGAGTGGAAGCCCATGAGCTTCATCGCTCATCGCGGCGACCTCTACCTCAAGATAGGCTCGCACGTCGCGATGTGCACCAGCCCCAACCCGGACATGCTCGCGGAATTCTCAATCTCCGAGACGGGCGGCATCGACGGCCAGCCGGGCGACCAAACGGGCCGCGAGAGCCGCATCCGCAGCTACTACGACTACCCGTGGGACGGCATCCTGCACTATAACGGCAAGGCCGACACGGCCGAGGACAAGTCTCGCGTCGTCCAGCTCTACGCCCCCAACGGCACGGACGCGCAGAAGTGGAAGCCGATCCATAACTCCGACGGCACGATCTCGCTGCAGAACAAGGCGTGCGGGCTGTTCCTCGACGTGAAGGCGGCCGGCAAGACCAAAGGGACTATCGTCCAGCTCTACCCGAAGAACGGCAGCGCCGCCCAGAAGTTCAGCCTCAAACGCGTTGCCAAGAGCCTCATCCCTTATGGCGGCAAGACGTCGATGCCGTTCAACCCTGCAGAGATCAGGCCGTTCATGCTCGTTCCGAAATGCGCCCCAGCGCTTCGAGTCGATTGCAAGGAGGGCGGCGTGAAGCCGGGGACGAGGATTCAGCTCTGGCAACCCAATAACTCCCGCGCCCAGTGGTGGTACATCCTCGACGGGTGCGACGGCTTCTGGACGATAATGAACGACGGCACGACGCCGCTCGTCTTGGACGCGATGGGCGGCGGCAAGTGACGCATTCGTCCATGCGCAAAGGCATGGCACATGGGCTCGGAGCATGTGAAACATCATCGGAAACGACTGCCAGAATCTGCCCAACTATGCCAAAACCATGCCAAAAAATGGCAGTCTATGGCAAATTTTCGCATTAATTATTACATTAGTAGTCTGAGTTTTCACACCCCAAAAATTAGGGTTTACCGGCAGTTTTACCGATAAACCCATACAAAAACAAGTGGGGTGGGTGAAGGGACTTGAAGACTTGCGGCAACGGGCGTCGAGCGGCGAAAACGTCGCCGCCGACTGCCCGGACTGCCGAGCGACTTTTTCACAGCCCCGTCACGGGCACGCCATCACTGCGTCCCGCCTGTGAAAAACCCAGGCCCGCAGGGGCGCTCACGCCGCCAGGTAGAGGCGGTCGAGCTCGTCCGCAACGTCTCTCTTGAGATCCTGCTGGAGAGGCTTCACGTAGCGGTCGAGAGTCGTGGCCACCGACGAGTGCCCGAGCCATCTCGACACGCTCGCCACGTTGATGCCGGCGCGGATCGCGGCCGTGGCGAAGCTGTGGCGCAGCGAGAGCATGGTCACCTTGGGCAGGTCGTCGTGCCTGGCGATGAACCGAGAGACCGCCTTGGAGGCTCCCGAGGGCGACATCCTGCGGCCGTAGCCGCTTTTCACGATGGCCCCCTCCATCCTCTCGGGCGCGAGCTCCTCGAGGTAGCGGCGCGCGACCGCGGTCATCGGTATGTCCCGGACGCTTTTAGGCGTCTTCGGCGGCATGATCTTAGGGCCGCCCTTCTCCTGGACGTAGGTCTGCACGATCCTGATGCAGCCCGCCTCGAAGTCCACGTTCTCCCAATCCAGCCCGAGTATCTCTCCCTTGCGCAGGCCGAAGCACAGGCCGAGCGCGAAGATCGCGAACACGTTGGTTCCCCGCGCCGCCTCGATCAGCCGAACGTGCTCGGGGAACGACGTGATCCATTCCCCGTGCGCGGTTCCGGCCCGGCCGCGCTCCCGCGGGAGGCGGAAGTTGCGCGAGTCCGCAGCGTTGCGCGGCGCATAGCCCATGTCCATCGCCAGCTGCAGGATGTTGTAGAGGGTCGATTTCGCGTTCTGCGCGGTCTTGCGCGTGGGGCACGACGTGAGCATGTGCTGCACCTCGGGATGGCGTATGTCGCACAGGTTCATGCGCCCCAGCGTCGGGAGGATGTAGCAGCGCAGGTGGCTCTCGTAGGCCCGGAAGGTGTTGTGCACGCAGATCGGCTCCTTCTCGGGCTTCCAGACGTTCTCGACGAACCACTCGAGCGTGACCTTGCAGGCGACGCCTCCGTCGCGGGCGTTCTTGGCGATCATGTCGCGCTCGACGCGCTCGGCCTCGCGCTTGGTCTTGCAGACCTTCGTCATCCGCGTGCGCGACCCGTCCGGCTTCTTGCCGGCCTCCACCTGGACGAACCAGCGGCCGTCGTCCTTCTTCCTGATGCTCATGGTATAATTCACCTGTCCTTTCCCCTCCGGGGAGGGCGTCCGCCCCGGCCTCCCGCCGTCCGCCAAGATCGAACGGGAGACCGGGCTTTTGCTTTCTTTTTGTGGTTTTGATTTCCGAACGATTGTTCCTCTTCCAGAAATCAAGCGAAGCTGCTATCATTTTCCAACCGCGACGAGGGAGCGCAAACGGAGAGATACCTAAGCGCAGCCTCATCACCACGGCGGGGGGCGCGAACGGAGAGATACCTAAGCTACCCCCGCCTTTCAATTCTCTCGAACCTCCTCCTCATGTCTTTGCCGTCTAGATACGCGCGATGGCTGTCTCCGAGGCGCTTGTAGAGCGACGAGGCGTTCTTATGGGACGGCAGCAATACCTTGACGAGCCTGCCCTTTTCCTGGATGTGCTCGACGGTGCGGCAGAAATCCCCATCGCCCGATACAAGCACGGCGCCGGAATTCCCCTCGTAGCAATCCTTCATCATATAGAACACGATGTCCGTGTCCACGTTGCCTTTCTTGTGGCCCAGTGCCTCCATGGCGTGCAGGCGGAAGACGACCGTGTAGCCGAACTCTCCGAACATCTTGTAGAGTCCCTCTTTGTCTTTGTCAAAAGCTCCGACGAAAAGATACGCGGTCTCCACCTTGTACTTATCCCTCAGGTATACGCGAAACCTCTTCATATCTATCTTCCAGGGATCGTCAGACGTGCGGGTAGCGAGTTTGAGGTTCTCGTTATCTATATAGGCGATGTTCCCCATGTCAGCTCTTTACTACTTGTCCTTCAGCCACTGGCGCAGGAGATTCAAGTCCTTCCTTTTTCGCGTCGCCGGCGTAGGCGTAGAGGCGGGAGGTCTGGACGAACGAGGAACGATCGTCTTCGGAGGTGCGCCGGAAGTTGTCCACGATCTCGCGCTCCTCGGGGGTGATCGGGTCGTTCATGCCCTCGGGCGGCCACTGGCGGCCGCCGAGCTCGTCCATCGAGCATTGCAACGCGTCGGCCATCTCCCATGCGCGCTCATAAGTAAACATGCCCTTGCCTTGTTCGTAGCCTGTATATGTCGAGGGTGGTATTTGCAAGTGTTCAGCAAATTTGTTTGCGCTTTCAAAACCCGCTGCAATTCGCAAATCCTGCAAGCGATCTCCAATTTCTTTTCTTGTAAGAGCACTCATTTTAATCTCCACCAATGTACTCAATGGTCAAACGATTGGCTTGATATTAGTAAGAAAATACAAAATTTGCAATGTAATACCAAAATATTTCTTGACAATAAGTATTTAATGCTTAATATGGGTCTTGTATTTGGGTATTAAATACTCAAATCCCCAATCATTCAGGGGAACCCCTGAATGATTATCGGGTAACTGTTGACTTACGTCACCAGTTACCCAGGGACTTAAAGGACATCCGCGCCTTTGCCGGATTGGGACGTGGGAAAGGAGGGGGGAATGGAGCGGTTCGACGTGCAGGAGCTGGCCGCGCGCCTCCGCGAGCTGCGCGCCCGCAAGGACGTGACGCAGCAGCAGGTGGCCGACGCGACGGGCATCAGCCAGGCGAACATCTCGAGCTACGAGAAGGGCAAGACGGCCGGCGGGCCCGACTACCAGACGGCCTGGGAGCTCGCCGACTACTACGGAGTGCCCCTGTCGTACCTCGGCGGGCGCACGGCGCACGAGATGACGGCCGAGCGCACGGCGCCCATGGCGGAGGGCGCGCGCTGAGGCCGGGGCGGACGAAAACTTCGTGCATTACCAGTCATTGCGGGAATTACGAGAGGGAGGGCTCTACATGAAGCAGATTCGCTACTACAGGGACTTCTACGGGTGCACCGCGTCGATCTCCGAGGGGAGGGGCGAGTACCCCTTCCGCCTGAAGGTCGCGGCGGGCAACGGGCACGTGTTCTGCGACCGCAGGTACACGACGTTCAAGGGCGCGCGCTGCGCGATGGGGCGTATGGGCGACCTCTGGCGCGAGGTCACGGCCTGACGGCCGCGACAGACGCGGGTTCGGAGGGGAAGGAGACGGCGATGGAGATGACCGACCGCGAGCGGATGGTTCGCATGGCGTTCGTCGAGGACACGATCTCGCGCGCCTTGCTCGAGGCGACGGAGGGCTACGTGCCCTACCTGAGCTACCGGCGCGGAGAGGGCGACGACGAGTGGGTGCTCGTGCACGTCGACGAGAGGCTCGATGGGTGCCCGACGCGAATCGTGAAGGTGAGCATCGCGTGCGACAGCCTCTGGGCGATCTGGAAGGACGTCACCCGCGCCGTCGCCGACATCTACGAGTGAGCAAGGGGCGCTCATCGCGCCCGCCCTCACAGTCACCACAACCGCGGGGCCGCCTGCGCGGCCCGGAACGAGAGAGGCACGTTGACAACCGGATAGCTGGAGCGGGAGGGCCCGCGACCCTGTCGTGCCAGGGCCGCGGGCGGCGGTCAGTGCTTGGCCGCCTTGTGGTCGGCGAGGGTTTTCCCGGCCTTCGACTTGGTGGCCTTGCCGCTCGCCTTGCTTGCGAGCTGCTTGCCGGCCTTGCCGACCTTTCCTCCGCTGTGTCTCGGCATGAGTCTCACCCCCTTTCGACGCATTAGGTGAGACGGGCCGAGCCACGGGGCGATTATAACCCTTCCCCTCCCGCTCCAGCCATCCGGTTGCCAAAGCGAGAAGGAAGGGGGATCCCATGGAGAAGGTCGAGGCCGCGAGGGCGGGGAGGCCCGCGTTTAGGGTCTTCGCCGGCGCGCCGAGGACGCAGATGCTCATGACCGTCGAGAAGGCGGCCAAGGTCATAGGCACGAGCGACAAGTGGCTGCGCGAGCAGCTCGACGACCAGCATCATCCGCTGCCGCACGTGCGGGTCGGCAACAAGGGCGGCATCCGCTACGTCAACATGGCGCGGGTGCAGCAGTGGATCGACGCGAGGACGGTCGGCATGGCCGAGCTCGAGCGGGACACAAAGAACATGGAGAGGGGGTGAGAGACGTGGATGCGGCGAGGAGAAGGGGACGCCCCGGGATGGCGGTCCCGGGGCGCACGATACTGCCGATGGAATCCAACGTTCGGCGACCCCATCTTACCACATCCGAGAGGCGCTCCTGCGCCAGGCTCGCGGCGGCGGCGCTGCTGGTCTGGACGCTGGCGTGCCTGATCCAGGGGGCGGCGCTCTCGTAGCCGCCCGGCAATGACAGCAGCTTCACACGAGGACGGGCGCCGCGGGGCGCGTGCCGGATCCATGCGGGGAGGACAGACACTCATCTTCCCTCCATGGTTCTCCAATCCGAAGGCAACGCAACGCGGCCCGGCCGGGCAACCGGGCCCATGACTGACAAGCGCGCGTTCACCCGACGCGTTCCCCGCCGCGCCTTCACGGGCGCGTCCGGCACGCGTCCCGCGGCGCCCGTCCGGGAGAGGAGATCAAGTGAGCGAGAAGACGAGAAAGGCCCGCGGCGACAGGCCGTGGGATCCCGGCGAGGACAGGATGCTTCCCAGGCTCGCCGAGTTCGGCGACGTCGCCTTCCTGGCGAAGGTGTACGGGAGGTCGGAGGAGTCGATCGAGGAGAGGCTCGCCAAGTTCGGCATCACGCCCGCGCCCCCTCGCGGGGAGCAGAGGCCGGAGGAGGTCTTCTGGTGCCGCAAGTGCAAGCGTGCGCGCAGCGCCCTCAACGCCCTGGGCGAGTGCCCGGTGTGCGTCGAGCGCAGGCGCGGCGACGAGCTGCGCCGCAGGAGGGCCGTCCTCCAGTGCCAGCTCGGGCCGCTGGAGCTCAACCGCTGGATGAGGGAGAACGTCTCGCTTTTGGAGGCCGCCGACCTGATCGCGCAGCGCGCGGAGAATCTGAGGCTCGGCGCAGACGTCGAGACGCTCGACGCGGCCGTGCGGGAGTACAGGTCGCGCGCGGGCTTGCGCGACGCCGGCTAGGGAGGGATGAGAGATGGAGATCAGGGACATCCCGGTTGGGTCGATCGTCCCCAACCCGAACAACCCGCGCAAGGAGTGGGAGGGCATAGACGACCTGGCGCGCTCGATTGCGCGCTTCGGGCTGTGGCAGCCGCTGGTCGTGGTCGAGGACGGCGGCGCGTACCGCCTGCTTGACGGCGAGAGGCGGCTCAGGGCCCTCAAGATGAGGAAGGTGCAGACGGCGGCCTGCCGCGTGCTCACGCCGATGGAGGCCTCCGACGAGTCGATGATGCTGATGGTGGGCAACTCCAACCGCGACGAGCTCACCGAAGAGGAGGAGGCCCGCGGGGTGCAGCAGATGATGTACCTCGGGGTGTCGGCCGCCGACGCGGCCGTCGCCTCCGGCGCGAGCGTCGAGGACGCCGAGGCCATGGGAACCCTCGTGGCGCGCCTGCGCGAGCGCGAGGAGAAGGCGAGGGCCCAGAACGCCGTCAGGAACAAGCCCAAGTGGCAGATGAGCTTCGAGGACGCCCGCGCGATCGAGGCGGTGTCGGACTCGGAGGACGACGTTGCCGCGCTGCTCCACGCCGTCGAGAACGGCGACCGCGCGAAGTTCGTGTGCGAGCGCGACAGGATCTACGCGCGCAGGCACGCGGCAAAGCGCGCCGAGGAGTCTTTCGACGCCATCGAGAAGGCCGGAGCGGCGCTCGTCGACTGGGACGAGTGGCGCGAGATGGAGTACGGCTCCGATTACACGAACTGGGACGGGTACAAGGCCATCGGCAAGAACGGGTGCGGGTGCGACGGCTTCTCCGCCTCGGTCGACCCGTCCGACGGGTACACGCACTGGTTCTGCGTCAAGCCCGAGAACCACAAGGGACAGGTGGAGGAGACCGACGAGCAGAGGGCCGACCGCGAGCGCCGCGAGGCCTGGGAGGACGCCGCCGCCGCGCGGCGCGAGTGGCTCATAGACGAGATCTCGGGCATCGACGGGTGCGCGCGGCTCAACCCCTGGGTGCAGAGGCACATCGTCGACGCCTTCGCCGGGCGATGGGAGGCTCTCGCTCTCGAGGGCAACCCTGACGGCCTGCCGCGCGACTTCCGCACCACCTGCCTCGCCATCGCCTTCGATGGATCGAGCACGAGCCTCTCCACGCTGGAGAGCGGCTCGATATGGAATGACGCCGCTATGCGGAGATGGCTCGGCATGTACGACGAGTTCGTTCGCCTGGGCTACGTGCCGTCCGACATCGAGGCCGACGCGGCCCGCACGTCGCGCGACATCCTCGAAAGGCATGAGGCGGGCGGCGGCGATGGCGGCGGGGAGTGACGCCGTGGCGACCCTCAGGCGCAACAGATCCGGCAACTGGGAGGCCCGCGCGAGCCTCGGCAGCGACCCCGCGACGGGCCGCCGCCGGCGCGCGCAGGAGACCTACCCGGGCACGCTCCCCGAGCGCGACGCCAGGAGGCTCGCCGAGGACTTCGAGCGGCGCGCCCGCGGGGCCGGGGGCGAGGGCTCGGCCGGCGACGGCGGCGCGATGCGCCTGAGCGAGTGGCTCGACGACTACATAGACATGCTCGAGGCGCTCAAGGCCTCGCCCGCGTCGATCCCGACCTACCGCACCTACGCCGACCGCTACATCTGCCCGAGGATCGGCAGGCTTCGCCTCATGGACCTGCGGCCCGCGCACGTGGAGCGTATGCTCGCGGACGTGCGCAGGCGCGGAGGCGTGGGGGACGGGCCGGTTGAGCTCTCGACGCTGAGGTGCGTGCACGCCTTCCTGCAGGGGGCCCTCTCGAAGGCGAGGGACTACGGATATATGGCGGAGAACCCGGCCGTCAAGGAGATAAGGCCGCGGGCCGACCGCAAGGAGGCCGCGTCGCTCGACGACGCCGACCTCGCCCGGCTCGCGAAGGCCATCGACGGCAGGTGGGACATCGCGGCCGTCGCATCCCGCCTGGCGCTCGGCACGGGCCTGAGGCGCGCGGAGGCCTGCGGCCTGCAATGGGGCGACATCGACCCCGCGAGCCGCAGCCTGCACGTGTCCCGCGTGGCCGTCGCCAAGGCGGGCGGCGGCCTGGTGCTCAAGGATCCCAAGAGCCGGGCGGGGGCGAGGACGTTGCGCCTGGACGACGGCACGTGGGCATGGCTCGAGCGCTGGAGCGTGGTCCAGCGAGACGCGCTGGCAGAGCTCGGCGCGACGCAGACGGCATCCACGCCCGTCGTGAGCCTGAACGGCTCGCACACGGCCCCCCAGGCCGTCTCGAGGGGGTTCAAGGCCCTCAAGGACGAGGCGGGGGTCGAGGGGCGCTGCACATACCACACGCTGCGCCACACGCACGCCACGCACCTTTTGCGCGAGGGTGTGGACATCAAGGTGCTGCAGCGGCGCCTGGGGCACTCGAGCGCGGCGATCACGCTCGACACCTACGCGCACGTGCTGCCCGGCGCCGACGACGCCGCGGCGGACGCCATGGCCGAGGTGCTCGCGAGGGCGAACCGCGCCATGGGGCCGCGCCCGGAGGGCGGGGGCGATGCGCGATGAGGAACAGGATGATCAACCAGTCGATACTCGACTCGATGACGCTGGCGCGCTGCTCGCACTCGGCCGTCCTGCTCTTCATCCTGCTCTGGGAGATCGCGGACGACGACGGAATACTACCGCTCGACCCCTCGATGATCCGGCGCAAGGTGGCGTGCATGGGCGACGAGCTCACCGACGAGGACGTCTGCCGCCTCATAGACGAGCTGCGCGCCGTCGACTGCCTGAGGGTGTGGATGGACGACCAGGACGGCAGGGCGTACATAGCGGTGACGAACTTCTTCTTCTACCAGACCATCAACAAGCCGACGCCGTCGCGGTGGCCGCGCCCGCCGTGGGTGCACAAGCCGGACAACGGCCTGGAGGGCCGCGCGAGGGTCAAGAGGCGATGCTCGGACCATTGCGATGCCATACGTAAAGAACCGGCGGTAGCGCTCTACTACGGTAGCCCTACCGTAGCTGTACGGGAGCCGACTACCGTAGCACTACCGTCCAAAGAAAGAAAAGAAGGAAGGAAGGAAGAAGGATGTCTGAAAGAACATCCTTCTTCCTCCGGGCTCCCCACACGCGCGCGCGAAGGGGACGACGAGCCGGTCGAGTCCATCATCGGCCGGATAGTCGGGAGGATGAAAGGAGAAAGGCAATGACGATGCTCGCTGGCTCGATAACGACGAGGTGCGTGGTCTGCGGCGCGGCCGTGGGCTACTCGGTCGAGAACGGCAAGGCCGAGTTCTTCTGCACGGCGGACAGGAACCACGACTTCACGGTGCAGGCGGAGAGGATCATTCCGAACAGCCGGCTGATGGACGACCTGTACCGGTCGAAGGCGGAGCGGTTCCTCCTCTCCGACGCCCCGGAGGACGGCGAGCGCGTCGACCGCGCCTGCCCGGTGTGCGGGGCGGGGATCCGGGCCGAGCGCGCCGCGCGCAAGGCGACGTTCTTCTGCACCGGACCGCAGCGCCACGAGTGGGAGCTCGACGGCGGCGACCCGCACGCGGCCGCGCCGGAGAGGATCTTCGACCTCCTCGCGTGCCTGGCGCCGTTCGGGTCGGGAAGGAGGGTGTCGTGAGCAAGAGGATCGTCGACCGGCTGTCGGCCACCGAGGAGGGCGAGTACCCGCACTGGGTCACGGTCTCCGGCCCCAAGGGCGAGGTGTCGTACCTGCCGGCCGGGAAGTGCACGACCAAGGTGGTCAAGTACGTGAACATCTGCGCCGAGGTGCACCTTTGCAGCTCCTGCGGGAAGAGGACCGCCATGGGGCAGGCCCCGAAGTTCTGCCCGCGCTGCGGCGCGGAGGTGAAGGAGGTGAGGAGGCGGTGAGGGCGTGCGACGGATGCGCGCGGCCGCACACCTACTGCCGCGACGACGGCCTCGACCTCGTGCGGTGCGAGGCCACGGGATGGAGGAAGGGCTACGTCCCGGAGACCCCGGACGGATGCCGGGAGAGGAGGGAGAAGCCGTGATGGTCCAGTGCGACGAGGGGATCAGGCGAAGGCGCGGCGCGCTGTGCGGCTACGAGAACGCCTGCGGTCGCCGCGACGTTCTCGAGTGCCCCTACAGCGTGTGCGTCGGATGCCCGCTGAACCCGAAGGAGACGGAACCGAAGGAGGAGGAATGCAAAGGCACGTGTGCGACAAGTTCGAAGGGACGTGGAGCGGCGAGATCATGATCCAGATCGTCGAGAACGGCGACGGGTGGGCCTTGGCCTTCGAGCACGGGGTGATCGAGGACGCCGTGTCGATCAGCTGCTGCCCGTTCTGCGGCGTGGAGCTCACGCTCGACGGCTACGCCGGCAAGCACCTGAGGGACGGGGGCGAGGCGGCATGAGCGGGAGGATCGTGAGATCGAGGCACTCGGAAGCGATGTACCGCGTCGTGTGCGAGGACGGGGGCTGGTGGATTCTCCGGTCGCTGAGGTCGGAGAGGAAGCTGCTGGCGGTGACGCCGGAGGAGCTCCGCGAGCACTGGGAGGTCGTGGAATGAGGGGAAGAGTCATCGCCATCATCGCGGCGGTCTGCCTCATGGCCGCGCTCGTAATCGGCTCGTACGGCTGCTCGTCGTGCGCGAGGCTCGGCCAGAAGTTGGACAGCGAGTACGGGTACGGCGTGCCGAGGCATATCGTGCTCTACAGTTTCGACGGCGACGTCTTGCAGGAATGGGACGGCGTCATCGACGTGGATTACCGGGACGAGGACAACATGGCCGACCTGCTGTTCTTCGACGGCGACAGGGTCGTGAGGCGCGTGATCCTGAACATCGGCCACGGTCAGCTCGTCGTCGAGAGCGAGGAGGCAAACGAATGAAGTTCCTGATCGGCTTGGTTATCGGCGGGGCAATAGTCGCCGCAACTATCATCGTGATCGAGAGGCAGTACCGATGAGGAGTTATGAGGACGTTGTATCCAACATACGCATCTGCGCCGTTAAACCGTGGCTCTGGCCGGGGGCGTTCGCGGCGAGGATAGACCTCCCGACGGGCTTCACCGGGAGCGTGGTCTGGTGCTCGAAGGAGGACGGCTGGGAGCACGTGTCGGTCTCCCATGCGAACCGGCGCAAGATGCCGACGTGGGAGGACATGTGTCGCGTCAAGGACATCTTCTGGGACGCCGAGGAAGAGGTCGTGCAGATCCATCCCAAGGAGTCCCGTTACCTCCACGGCGTGGGCTACGGGAAAGACAGGCGTGAGAACGTGCTGCACCTATGGAGGCCGGCCGACGGAGACTGGTCGAGAATCGAGGAAAGATGATAGATGAGCTTCCGAAGCCTCTGCTCGAGGGGATGGGCCGCAAGGAGGTCACCGAGACGCTCTCGCGAGAGCTGGCCGAGAAGGTGCTCACCGTGAAGGGCAGGTACAACTACTGGGCGGCCGAGGTTTGGCTCGACCGGTACACCGATCACGAGAGCCGCGTCGACTTCGTGTCGTTCGAGCCCCTCGGCGGGCCGACGTACACCGACGGGCCGCACATCGAGCGCGGGAGGTTCTCCTTCTACGAGGTCAAGAGCTGCGTGGCCGACCTGAAAAGCGGGCACGGCCTCACGTTCGAGGGCGACGACAACTGGCTGGTGATGCCGGTCGAGATGTGGGAGCCGTACAAGCAGGCGGTCCACGAGGACGAGGCGCTCTACGCCAAGACGCGCCTGGCGTCGTGCCTTCTCTACGGATCCCGCCGCGGGAAGGCCGGGTTCTTCATGGTCAACGAGCCGTTCAGGGCAGACTGGCTGGCACGGAGGAGGCCGGCCTCCGAGCTCCTCTTCTGCATGATGCGCGCGAGCCTGGCGCGCAGCGGCCAGGGCCCGGAGGTCGACGCCCCCAGATTGGCGGGCGTGCTATGAGCCGGTTCCATGTTGATGCGCAGAATTGGCAGAGGTGGCCGCGCGTGCTCGTCATGGTCAAGAGGCTTGACGACGGCACCGAGCAGCAGCGGAGATATGTCCCGGAGGGCGGCACCGAGAATGAGTGGAAGGCCAGGTGCCGGAAGATCCTGAAGGCGAGAGAGGAATCGGAGGCCCGGTATGCGGCGGCGATGGCGTCCTTGCAGGCCGAGACGCTGAGGGCCGACTGCCTGCAGGCCGAGGTTGACGGTCTCAAATGGCACATCGACGAATTGGAATCGCTGGTGAGGGATATGCGCGGTTTCATATTCAGCAAGGGGTCGTGCGGCGCGTGTCCCGCTCATGACGTCTGCGAGGAAGGTAGGCCATGCGTTTTCCCGGGATACATCGAAAGGCGCATGAAGGATCTAGGAATCGAGGTTTAATCATGGGCGATCGATTTGATGTGAGGGAGTCGTACATAGACCGCCTCGCGAAGGATGAAGGGTTCATGCGGGCGCTCACCCGAAGGTTTGCGATCACGGTCGCCGCGAAGGTGTGTGAGGTGCTGGGCGACGGGCGGCCGCACGTCATGAGGCTTTCGACCGAGACGGTTTTCGATGATAAGAGGTTGCAGTACACCCGCACGGATAGCGTAGGCGTCTACGATGTTGTGAGGTGCGGGGAATGCTCGCACTTCATCGTGCTGGAAGCCACAGACGGAGTCTGTCTCGATTTCTGCACACACTTTGCGTTCTTCGCAAATAGGGATGGGTACTGCTCATATGGGAAGAGACTCGAGGGGGGGGAGGTCGAGCGATGAGCGAGATAAAGAGCTGCCCTTGGTGCGGAGGCGAGGTCAAGGCAAACGAGTACGAATACCCTGATTGGCTCGAAGTCGATAACTCGTGGCATATCGACCATGTTGACAGGGCAAAGGCGATAAACGCCGGATGCCCTTATGAGTACGCTTCTTACAACTCGGAGCAGGAGGCTATCGACGCATGGAATACGAGAGCCGAGGAGGCCGAGCGATGAGGCACCGGTATAGCAATAATCTCAAAAGCTGGTCTGAGCGCAAGCGTATATGGCGGCACCCGTATTTAGGGGTGCGGTTCCATGACGTGCGGCGCGGCTTCATAACGGTGACGAAAGTATGGAAAGATCGCGACTTCTGCTACTTGTGCAAGACCCTCGGCGTTACATCCGGGTTGACGTTCGAATATAAAACAGATGGCGGCCTGCGCTTCATAGAGGAGGGTTCCAGGCTATACCCGAACATCGCGTTCGAGGACGGCAGCCTTCCTGACGAGTGGATGATGGTTTACGGCGTGCCAAGGGAGGCGATGAGATGAATCAGACCGACGAGCTGCGCAGGATGCTTAACGAGTGCGGCATCGAGTACACGATGGACGATAGCGTGAGGGGCGAGTTGTTCACGGTTCTCGTTGAGCCTAGAAAGCGAGTGTATATCGAGACGTGGGATAAAGGCGGCATGGCTATATGGGGCGGAACCATCACCGCCGAGCAGGCTATAAACGCCACGTTGGGAGATGGCGAGTACGAGGCCAAGATGGATGCACTGCTGTCACTCCTGACCAACGGCAAGTTCTCGAAGTCGCGCTCATACAGCCTCAATTTTATGGAGACATGCGTAAACGAAGAGTTCGAGAGTCTGTTGGCCGAGGAGATGGCAGAGGCCGACGAGCGCATAAAGGAGCTGGAAGCCCTCGTGCGCGACATGGCCGGATTCATAGACGGGATCATTAACCGCGATTACACCGTGAACGTCGCGCACGGCGCCGACCTCATCGTGCGGGCAGAGAGGCTGGGAATCGAGGTTGACGATGCCGGTTGATTGGAGCGACTACGCGGACGACTGGAAGGAGATCGCGCTGGCGGTCAAGGAGTCGGCGGGGTGGAGGTGCGAGGAGTGCGGCGCCCAGTGCCGCAGGCCGGGTGAGGAGTTCGACACGCACAAGAGGACTCTCACCGTCTCGCACGTCAACCACGACCCGGCGGACTGACGGCGCGAGAACCTGCGCGCGCTTTGCGCGCCGTGCCACCTGCGCTACGACTCGCGGCACCACGTGGAGTCGCGGCGCAGGAGGCTGGACGAGGAGCGGGGGCAGGCCAGGCTGTTCTAGCGGCGGCGATTGCGCAGTTTCACCGTTGCGGATCCGACATGCGGGGCGACGCCATCATCGGCGCCGCCCCCGCGCGTGCGAAGGGGAGGCCTCATGGACGAGGAGTACAGGCGGTACCGGATCGGGCAGGCGGCGGCGTGGCTGGGGCGCGTGCGCGACGCCGGCACGAGGGCGCGCAGGCTCGAGGCGGAGGTCTCGGAGCTGCGTGCGCGCGCCGAGGGCGTCGGCGCGATCGACTACACGCGCGAGAGGGTCTCGCGCTCGCCCAGGACGGACCGCGCCGCCAAGGTGGCCGACGAGCTGTTCGAGGCCATCGACTCCGCCCTCGCCGAGCTCGACGCCTTCCTGCGCGAGCGCAGGCGGGCGCGCGCGTGCCTGGACGGGCTGTCTGACGAGATCGGCCGGTCGGCGCTCATCAGACACTACCTCGTGGGCGAGAGCTGGCGCGCCGTGGCCGAGGCGATGGGGTTCGATGTGCGCCAGATGTACCGCATCCGCGAGGTCTCGCTCTGCGAGCTCTACGACCTCATGCCCGCCACCGAGCGCGACCCGCTGCCCCCGGCGCTCTAGCGGTCGTAGACCTGGCTCCTGTGGCCGACCTCGAGGGCGAGCACGACGAGCCTGTCGTCTTGCAGCTCGCAGATCACGCGGTACTTGCCGACGCGGTAGCGCCACAGCCCGCCCAGGTTGCCCGTCAGGGCATGGCCGAACGCGCGAGGGTTCTCGCAGCCGTCTATGTTCTTGTACAGCCACCGGTATATGGCCTCCCTCTGTGCCGCGTCCAGCTTCTTGACCTGCTTCTCCGCCTTCGGAGAGAAGTCGACCTTCCAGCTCATAGGAGCCCGTCCTCCTTCATCAGATCCTCGAGGGAATGCGTCACCGGGTTCTTCATGAACTCCTCGTGCGCCTTGACGGCGATCTCGTAGTCCATGGCGTCCTCCCAGGCCTCGCACAGAACCTTGCGGGCCCACTCGGAGAAGCTCATCCCGTGGAACTCCGCCAACTCGGTGAGCGCCCTCTTCTCATAGTCCTCCATGCGGATCGTGGCTGTTGCGTTCATGGCCCCTTCCTTTCTCCTTTCTAGGTACGACATTGTAACACAAAATGAGAGCGGGGGGAAAGCGGGGGGAAGAAATCGGGGGCGCGCCATGGCGGATTCGCGGGGTCACCGGGGCGGACGCCGTTCGCAGGAGGGCCCTCCGGCATTGAACACCTAGTTCAAGGGCAGACGGGGGCGATCGGAGGAATTTTCCGGAATTCCAAAACATGTCAGTGAATGTCAGTCCTAAACGTGGTATCGTGCTATGCGGTGAAGCTGCGGGGAGGCCGCCGGGACGAGATCTCGGCGGCCTTCCGCCGTCTGGAAGGAAAAACCGTGGGAAAGCGCGGAAACTTCCGCAGGCGCGAGGCGATGAGACGCCGCCTCGCCGCGCGAGAGGGGGGCGACGTCTGCTGGCTGTGCCTGCGCCCCCTCGACCACACGCTGAAAACGCCGCATCCGCAAAGCGTCGAGATCGACGAGGAAATCCCTGTCGCGCTCGGCGGCGACCCGCAGGACATCGGCAACTGCCATCTCGTCCACCGGGCATGCAATCTTCGGAAAGGCCCCCGCGTGCTTCCGCGCGGCGCGTTCGCGCCCAGGGCCGAATCGAGGTCCCGGCCGAACACCTCGCGGAGCTGGTAGGGCGGGCGTCCCGGCGGATTGGCGGCTGCGAGAGACGGCGGGCGGGGGTGGGGGGCATCCCCTCCCCGGCCCGGATGGGTACCGGCGGCGGGAGCCACGATACCTCCCCGAAGCCTCCTGGAGGGTGGTCCTAGGTGCCAGAAAAGAAGATCAACAGGGCGGCGGAGGAGTTCATCGCGAACCACCGGGCCGAGATGAGCGAGCGGGAGCTCGCCGAGACGCTCGGCGTCTCGAAAACGACGGTCCACCGGGCGATTCTCCGTCTCGGGATAGAGCCGGACGGATCCGCGAGCCCGCCGCAGAAGGCCATCGAGGCCGCCGACGATCCGCAGAAAAGCCGCCTGGTCCTATTGAGGGAGCTGGCGAGCGTGCAGCGGTCGATGCTTCGCAGCGCGGGCTCGAAGGAGCTGCCGTCGCTGTCGAGGGAGTACCGCGAGACGCTCTCGGAGATCGACGCGATCGAGAAGAAGGACGAGCGGCGCGAGCCGCAGAAGGCCGTCGAGGAGGCGAACCCGTTCCTTGTCATCAGTAGCAGATTCGCCCGCCCTCGAGACGCCGCCGCGAATTAGGGTGGCCCCGGCCGGGGCCGACTCCGAGATGGGCGAGGCGGCCGTCGAGCTCGGCCGAGCCTACGTGGTAGACCTCTACGACTGGCAGGAGGACATCCTCATCTGCTGGCTGTCGAGGGGCCCGGGAGGGCTGTGGGCCTGCCCGACGTGCGGCCTGGTCGTCCCGCGGCAGAACGGCAAGACCAAGGCCGTCACGGTGACCTACATGTTCTTCGTCGCGGCGGTGCTCGGGATGACCGTGCGCTACTCGGCGCACCGCGTGGACTCGACGCTCGAGGTCTTCATGATCCTCGTCGACATCTTCGGGAACCCGAAGGTGCCCGAGGAGGAGTGGCCGTACCCGGAGCTCCACCGCCTGGTGAAGTCGTTCTCGTTCAAGAACGGCCACGAGGCCATCGAGCTCAAGAACGGCGGGTCGATCCGCTTCGCAGCCCGCTCGACGGGCTCGGGACGCGGCTCGACCGTCGACATCAACATCTACGACGAGGCGCAGTTCCTCTCCGACGACCAGATCTCGGCCGCCCTGCCGAACCAGTCGGCGGCGCCGAGCGGGAACCCGCAGGAGGTCTACATCGGCACGCCGCCCTCCGAGGCCGGCTTCACGGCGGAGGTCTTCGGCCGCAACCGCCGCAACGCCATCGACGGCGAGCCGGGGTACTCCTGGCACGAGTGGAGCGTCGACGAGATCGGCGACGTTGCCGACCGCCGGCGATGGTTCGAGACGAACCCGTCCCTTGGCAGGTCTCTCCTGCTGTCGTCGGTCGAGAGGGAGCTGGTGAAGCTCAGCCGCGACAAGTTCGCGATCGAGCGCCTGTGCTACTGGCCGCAGTCCGTGACGCCGTTCGCCATCGACCAGGCGAAGTGGGACGCCGGCGCAACGAAGGAAAGGGGCGACGACACGTTCGACGTCGCGCCTCTCTTCCCGGATGACGGCGCGATATCAAAGCTCGCCGCGGGTGTGAAGTTCGACCCGGACGGAGCCTCCGTCCGCGTGTCGATCGCGGCCCTGTGCCGCGGCGGCCGCGGGCGCGAGCACGTGCACGTCGAGCTCGTCTTCGACGACGAGACCTTCGGCGGCCTCGGATGGCTGGTCGACTGGCTCGTCGCCCGCAAGGACAGGATCGCCTCCGTCGCCATCGACGGCAGGGCGGGCGCCCAGGCGCTGCACGACGAGCTCCGCCGGGCCGGCATGCCGAAGAAGGCCCTGAGGGTGATGTCAGCGACGGAGGTCGTCGCGGCAGCGACGGCGCTCGTGCAGCTCGTGAACGCCCGGAGGCTGACGCACTACCCGGACCAGACGCTCGATGCCTCGGCGCACGGGGCGGTGAGGAGGAAGATCGGCGCGGACGGCTACGGCTTCGGGGGAGACTCCTACGCCGTGGAGTCCGCGGCGGATGCCGCCTGGGCGGCCATGACGACCAAGAGGAACCCGATGCAAGGGGAGATGGTGGGATGATCACGATTTCTGGAATCGCCAACGCAGAAGGGCTCGACAAGGGCCGGAAGACCACGGTCGAGGCGCTCCTCGACGTGTTCAACCGCGTCAACGGCCCAGGAGGGCGCAACGCCACCCGGCGGAGGTTCTTCGAGGGGGACGTCAGGCCGGACGACATCGGCGTCTCGACCATCCCCGAGGAGGTCAGGGACCAGATCAGGGTCGCATGTGACTGGCCGCGCCTCGTCGTGGAGGCCGTGAGCGAGCGCAGCCGCTTCGAGGGCTTCGAGTTCGACGGCGGCGAGACGGACGAGTCCCTCGCGCTCGTGCTCCGCGACAACGCGGTCGCGGCCAACTACACGCGGTTCCTCCCCTCCGAGCTGGTCCACGGCTGCATGGCCGTGACCGTCGGCAAGGGCACCGACGGCAGGGTGGCCGTGAGGTTTCACTCCGCCGAGAACTGCGCGATGATCTGGGACATGTGGCACGACCGCCTGGAGTGCGGGCTCGTCATCGCAGACATGCGCCGCACCGAGTGGTCGCCCCGCGTCGCGGTTCCGGTGCGCGTCAACATGCACGAGGAGGGCCTCGTCACCGTGTTCGAGGCCGCCGACGCCGTGACATGGCGCGCCACGACCTCGCCGACGCCGATGGGCCGGCCGATGATGGAGGCGTTCCGCTTCGAGGCCGACGGGGACAACCCGCTCGGCCAGAGCCGGATCAGCGGGGCGGTGATGGCCTACACCGAGGACGTGCTCAGGACGCTGCAGGACATGGCGGTCTCGGCGGCGTTCTACGCCGCGCCCCAGAAATGGATGGTGGGCCTCAACGAGGCCACGTTCCACAAGCTCGCCAACGACCCGTCGGCGAAGTGGGACACCTCGATTGGGGCGATGCTCATCGCGGCGCTCAACGACGAGGGGGAGCCGCCGAGGCTCGGCCAGTTCGCCGCGGCCTCGCCGCAGCCCTACGTCGAGCAGCTCCGAGCCTACGCGATGCTCGCGGCAGGCGCGGCGAGGGTGCCGGCCGACGTCATGGGGATCATCCACGACCAGCCGACGAGCGCCGAGGCCATCGAGGCGGCGCGCGAGAGCGTGTGCACCAAGGCCCGCAACCTCAACACATCGAACGCGGAGAGCCTGCGGAACGTCGCGCTCATGGCGATGGCGGTGGCGGGGGGCACGTCGATCGACGAGCTGAGCGACTTCCAGAAGAGCGTCACGGCGAGATTCGCCTCGACGCGCTTCTACGGCCTGGCCGAGAGCGCGGACGCGGCCACGAAATTCGCCTCGATCGTCCCGGAGTTCCCCTACACGGCGGACTTCTGGACGATGCAGGGCTACGACTTCGAGGCCGCCGAGCGCATGGCGTCGAAGGTGAGGGGCGAGAGGTCGCGCGCATCGGCGCTCGAGATGCTCTCTTCCATGGACGTCGAGGACGGCGGAGATGGGGGCGAGTAGGTACCGCGACATGGTCGCGGCCACCGAGGCCGCCTCGGCCATGGCCCGCCGCGAGCTGCGCGCCGAGTACGCCAGGCTCGACACGGCGAACCCCGACGAGTGCAAGCGGAGGCTCCTGGCGGTCGTGCCGGCGATCGTGGAGAAATACGGCAACCTGGCGGCCCTTGCGGCCGCGGAGTACTACGAGGCCGAGAGGCGCGACGCCCTGGGCGGGGAATACGCCGCCGAGCTCGCCCCTCCGGTGGATCCCGGGGCGGTGCGCGCGAAGGTGCGCTACGCCATGGGGCACCTCTTCGAGGAGGGATGATGGATCGCGACCCGGCAAAGGCCCTGGCCCTGCTCGAGGGCGCGGTGGACAAGTACGTCAAGCAGCAGGCGCGCAGCACGATCGCGCGAAACGTCGAGCACGACGAGGCGAGGGTCGGCTACGCGAGGGTCGCGGGCCCGGATTCCTGCGAGTTCTGCCAGATGCAGTCGAGCAGGGGGTTCGCGTTCAGCAGCTCGTCCGCGGCGCACGCCGACGACGGCTTCCACGCGCATTGCTCCTGCGGCCTGGCCGTGGCGTTCAAGGATCGGAAAGGCCGCATCAGGGCCGAGGGCATCGACGGCGAGATCCCCGACGACTGGGATCCCGCCGAGCTCTACGAGCAATACGCCGAGAGCGGCAAGACCTTCGCCCACAGCCGCGCCCGCGAGAACGCCGCCCGCAGGGCCGTCAGGAACGGCGGTTCTGGCGGCGGAGGAAACAATAGAAATATCTTGTTTACCGGCGGCGACGGCGACGAAAAACGTAGAGCAATTGAGGCGTATAAGAACCAAGAGCGAGAGACTGCGAAAAGGATTAACGAGACCTGGAGGTTTTTCAAGCAGGACGAAAGCGAGGCTAATTATCGAGCGACCATGGGCGCGTATATCGAATCGTTTTCGTCACGAGGTCAAATCGATGCCGAATTCCGAGCCAAGCCACAGGCAAAGGAGCTTATCGCGGCAGAAAGAATGTCGCGCAACGGACACGAAATCGTGTTTCTCTCGGAGTCTGGAGGAGGTAAGCATGCTGACGCCCTGATTGACGGCATAGCCTCCGATTTCAAAAGAATCGAATCGGATAAAAGAGGAAAGATCTATCAGAGAATCAAGGACGCATCCGAGAAGGCAGATGCGGTAGTTGTCGACCTTTCCCTCGGAACGATTGAAATCGAAGATGCGGCTATTAAAGCCGAAGAGGCGATTCAGAACAATGTGATTGGAAGAGGGTCGGTGACCATTCTGAACTGGGATGGGAGCGAAATAGTGATATGAAGACTTGCGCCGATACTCTCGACCCCGGCCTACGCCCGGGCGAATATCGGCGCTAGACCAAGTATAGCACAAACGGGGCGTGGCGGAATAGGCAGACGCGCCGGTCTCAGGAACCGGTGGGAATTCCCGTGCGGGTTCAACTCCCGCCGCCCCGACCAAGTCGATCGAACAGGACTATGCGATGTAAGTGAGACGTTAATAATTCTCGAAAAATGAAAGTCGGAAGCGGGCCGCCTTCGGGGCGGCCTTTTTGTTAGGAGGCCGTTATGGCGGGATCCCAGGCGAAGAAGGTCGCGGTGTACACCGGAAGCAGGAACCTCTACCCGATGATGGTTCCGGCCGTGAAGTCTCTCCTGAAGCACAGTAGCGTCGACGAGGTGTGGCTGCTCATCGAGGACGACGAATTCCCGTTCGAGCTGCCGAAGTGCGTCAAGACGCGCAATGTGAGCGGGCAGGAGTACTTCCCTCCGGGGAGCGCGAACATGAAGAGCTACTTCACGTACTTCGCGCTCATGCGCGCCGCTCTGTGCCACGAGTTCCCCGAGCACGACGTGATCCTGTCGCTCGACGTCGACACCATCTGCGTCGACGACGTGGACGGCATCTGGGATGTGCCGCTCGGGGACAACTACTTCGCCGCCACGCTGGAGAAGTGGCGCGCGACGAACGGCTTCGAGTACTGCAACATCGGCGTGTGCCTCTACAACCTCAAGCGCCTGCGGGAGACCGGCAAGGCCGACGAGGCTATCGACGTGCTCAACCGCCATTTCTTCAACTGGGTGGAGCAGGACGTGTTCTCGTTCCTGTGCCAGGGCTATATCGCCCAGCTGCCCGCCATGTACAACGACTGCCCGTGGGTCATCCCGCACGAGGAGAGCAGGATCGTCCACTACGCGGGCGTGCCGAAGTGGACGAACAGGCCGGAATACCTCGCAGCCGAGAGGCTGACGTGGGACGGGGTTCTGAAGGGGCGCGAATGAGCATCCTGATCGCGGTGCCGACGTTCGAGAGCGTGAAGACCGAGGTCTTCTCGGCGCTGTGGACGATCGGCCGAATGACGCGCGGGCGCGTAGACCTCGCGTTCGTTAAGGGCTACGACTGCAAGAAGGCGAGGACGACCATCGCCCAGACCGCCATTGACGACGGCCACTCCCACGTGCTCATGGTCGACAGCGACACGGTCCCGCCTCCCCGGGCCCTGGATCTCATGCTGTCCGACGACGTCGACGTGTGCCTGGGCTACTACGTGAGGAGGGGACACAGGACGCAGACGACCGTCGAGAGGCCGAGCGGCGACCCCTACCACGTCCACGAGCTCCGGGAGCTCGCGAACCTGGGCGAGACGGCCGTGCCCGTCAATCGCGGCGGGCTCGGGTGCGCGCTCGTCAGGACCGACGTGTTCGGCCGCATCGGGAAGCCGTGGTTCAGCTACGAGGACTACGGCACGGGGGCGTACATATCCGAGGACTACTGGTTCTGCCGCGCCTGCCGCGAGGCGGGCATCAAGGTGTTCGCGGACACCCGCGTCGAGTGCGGGCACGTGATGGAGATGGTGGTATGAGCGTCCTGTTCGTCTCGCAGCTCCCGCTTGGCCGGTGCGAGAACCTCACGGCCGTGTGGGACGCCTACGGCGGCGAGAAGGAGTTCAGGCTCGGCCGGGAGTCGATGGCGGCCGCCGAGCGCGATGGGTTCGCCGCTGTTGTGTGCGACTGCCCGCCGGTGCCAATAGAGGGCAAGGCGCGGTGCACGAGCATCAACATCGGCCACGGGCTGACCGGGGGCAAGCTGTACTGCGCCGACGAGGAGGATAACTCCTGGTTCGACGCGGACGCCGCGAGGCAGATCGACTACGCCATAGCCACCAGCAAGGCGGGGATCCCGATAGTGGCGCGGCAGTTCGGCATACCGGTGGATCGCGTGCTGCCGCTCGGCATGCCGCGCACGGACGCCTACCTCCGGCACCGCCCCGATCCGCCGGACGCCAGGACGTACCTGTACGCGCCGACGTTCCGCAGCGGGTACGGGTGGCTCCCGCGCATCGACTGGGCGAGGCTCGACGGCCTTCTTTCCGATGACGAGCGGATCGTGGTGAAGCGGCACTACTTCATGCGCGAGCCGATCGTCGGAGCCGAGCTCGACCGGGTGGCCGAGGCGGAGCCGGACGAGCCCACCGCGCCCCACCTCATCGGCAGCGCGGCGGTGCTCACCGACTACAGCTCGATCATGTTCGACGCGTACCTGCTGGGGATACCCGTCGTGCTCGCCACCGACGACATGAGGGCATACCTGCCGCGGCGCGGCATGTACTACTCGTACCCGTTCGAGTACTCGTCGCGCCACCTGCGCGTCGAGGGCCGCGAGGAGCTGCTGCTCGAGGATCTGCGCGAGGCGGCGAGGAACGGGCTGCGGGCGGTCGACCTCGCGTGCAGGGAGCTGACCGCCGGCGCGTGCGACGGGCGCAGCGCCGAGAGGGTGTGCGAGCTGATACGAAGCGTGTCCTGAGACCTTTTCATTGAGATGGATCAACCGCCTCCGGGCGGTTTTTTCATGGCCCTGAACAGGGCGAGACCAGGGGCCGAAGGGCCCGAGACGAAGCGCCGAAGGGCGCGGGAAGGAGCCGACATGTCCGAACAGAACGATCCCACCCTGCAGACGGAGCCGGCGCAGGCCGCCCAGCAGGCGACCCAGGAGCCGCCGAATCAGGCCGAGCCGAACGGCGCGGCTGGAACCGAGCCGAACGGCAAGGCCGACGACGCGGCGTACTGGAAGACGCGCTCGCGCAACTGGGAGAAGCAGTTCAAGGATCTCAAGGCGACGGCCGACGAGAACGCTGCTGCCAAGCAGGCCGCGATCGACGAGGCCAGGCGCGCGGACGACGCGGAGGCGGCGCTTGCCGCGGCGAACCGCGAGCTGTCCGTGCTCAGGGCCGCGAGCGAAGCCGGCGTGGACGCCGCGGTGCTCGCGAGGATGACCGGGGACACGCCCGAGGAGATCGCCGCGAACGCGTCGATGCTCGCCGAGAGCATCAAGGCGTCGCAGGCGTACCCGGCGGTCGTGGACAACGGGAGCCGGAAGCCGCAGCCGATGACGCTGTCGGACATAGACGCCATCGAGGATGACGCGCTGAGGCGCGCCGCCTACGCAGATTACTACGCGAGAAACAGAAAGTGAGGAACCGAAAATGGCAACCAACACCATCAAGTCCGCCGACGTTGCGGCCAAGGTAGCCGACCGCGAGTTCGTCCGCGCGTTCGAGGACGACGTGCGCAAGCTCGTGCAGCTGCTCGGGATCTTCGACCCGATCAGGCGCGCTCCGAACACGGCCCTGAAGTACTACGAGACCTCCGGCACGCTCCAGAGCGGGACCGTCGGCGAGGCAGAGGACATCCCCCTGTCCAAGTACACGCGCTCCGGAGAGCACATCGTGTCGCTGTCGTGGGGCAAGTGGGCCAAGGAGACCACGCTCGAGGCCATCAGCGCCAACAGCTACGAGGAGGCCGTGCGCCAGACCGACAAGAAGTTCATCAAGGACATCCAGAAGGGCATCCGAGGCAAGATGACGGACTTCCTGAAGACCGGCACCGGCCGCATCAAGCTCGGCGGCGGAAGCGAGGTCGTCGCGACCACGCTGCAGGCCACGCTCGCCAACATCTGGGCGCAGATGGAGCTCGACTTCGAGGACACCGACGCGAGCCCGCTGTACTTCGCGAACCCCGTCGACCTCGCCGCCTACCTGGGCACCGCGCAGATCACCACGCAGAACGCGTTCGGAATGACCTACATCTCGAACTTCCTCGGGATGTACCCGATGGTGCTGATCAGCGACGTGCCGAAGGGCAAGATCATCACCACGCCGCGCGAGAACCTGCACCTCTACTACGCGGACGCCGCCCAGGCCGAGGGCTTCGACTTCGAGACCAAGGACGAGACCGGCTACATCGGCATCCATCACGACACGACCTACAAGAACATGACGTTCCAGACCTACGCGGTGAGCGCGCTCACGCCGTTCTGCGACTACCTGGACAAGATCTACATCGCCGGCATCAACCAGTCCGCGGACGCGGGCGAGTCCGGCGCCGAGGAGACCCCCGAGGCCTAAAGGAGGCGGACTATGAGGGCAGTGACCATTAGCCAGTTCGACGACAGGAAGGCGGGCCTGCGCCGCTATGTGGGCGACGAGTTCATCTGCTCCAAGGCCCGCTTCGAGGAGATAAACGCCACCGGCATGAAGAAGGTCGGCAGGCCGCTGGTGGCCGAGGCTGAGAAGGAGAAGCGAAATGGCTGAGCCGTACGCGGACATCGAGGCGTACGAGACGTACTTCGGGCCCGTGGCCGGGCAGGCCGAGCGCTCGCGCGTGACGGCCCTGCTCGAAAAGGCGTCCGGCAGGCTCGCCGAGCTGGTGGGCGAATACGGCATCGACGCGGCCGCCAAGGCCGCCGCGCTGGAGGAGGTCTGCTGCAACATGGTCGGCAGGCGCGTCCGCGCGGCGGCAGCGGCGCCGCTGTCGTCGGTCACCCACCAGGCCAACGGCTTCTCGGAGACCTACAGCTACGCCACGTCGACGCGCGTCGGGTGGCAGCTCTACCCGGAGGACTACGACGCCCTCGGCATCCAGCAGGGCGGCGTTGCGTTCGTCAGCCCGTGGGGGCGGCAATGAGGGGCGAGACGGTGCTCGTCAACGGAGTGGAGGTCGAGAACGTGCTCGTCAACCCCGGCGAGCACGTCGACAAGACCGACATCGACGTCCCGGCGGGCACCGAGATCGCATACACGCTCGCCTTTCCCGACACGTTCCCCGGGCCGCTGTCCGACGCGGCCGTGACCGTGCGCGGGGTCGAGTGCCGCACCGTCGGCCGCGCCGACCACCTCAATCCGCGCTCGGTGTTCGGCTCGTGGGGCATGCCCTGGGACATGACCGTGCTCGTCACGCGCGTCCCGGGCGACATGACCGCCGTGATAACCGTCTGGTCCGTGTCGGTTACCTACGACGACATGGGGGACCCGGTGCGCGAGCGCTCGGCCGTCTGGTCGGGCGCCGCGCAGGCCCGCATGGAGTCCGGCACGGAATCGACCGCGCCGGACGGCTCGGCCGCCACCACGGAGACGTGGTGGTTCGTGGTTCCGTGGCAGGCCGCCTTCGCGGCCCTGCGTCCGAGCCGCGCCGAGATCGAGATGGACGGCGCCGTGTACGACGTCGTCTCCGTCTCCAACGTGGACATGCGCTCCGAGTTCGCCTCGTTCAAGGCGGTGCGCCGGGGAGACCGTACGGCCGAGCCCGGCGGATACGGCGGATCCGGCGAGGAGACGCCGTCGGCCTAGAGGAGGCGACCATGGGCGGAGACTGCACGCTAGAAGAGCTCGGAGACGAGATTTACGCCGCGGTCGCCGACTACCTGGGCGACGTGGAGCGCGCCTCCGAGGAAGACGTCAGGGCGTCAGCGCAGGTGACCCTCGACGCCGCCGTCGCCGGTAGCCCGGAGAGAAGCGGCAAGTACGCGAGGGGATGGGCGATGGAGCCCGACGCCGAGGATCCGGGCGCGAAGGCGTACCGCATCCACAACAAGGCCAAGCCAGGCCTCACGCACCTGCTCGAGAAGGGCCACGGAGGCCCGCACCCGGCCCGTGCGCACCCGCACATAGCCGACGCCGCCCAGGCCGGAGTCGACGACCTCGAACGGAGGATGAATGGCTGACACGAGAGGAATCGTCGCGGCGGCGTGCCGCGCGTCCGGAATCACGACGGCCGCCGAGGCGTTCGACCCGGCATCCGTCGAGACCGGAGCGAGGCTCGTCTACCGCCACGAGGGGACGCGGTCGCTGAAGGCCGGCGGCGCGGTGATCGCAGTGCGCGACCAGTGGAGCGTGACGCTCTACACGGCCGCGCGCGCCGCCGCCGCCGAGGATGCCGTCGCGGACGCGCTCCGGGCCGCCGGAATCCCCGCGGGGGACACGTCGGCGGGCTACGACGACGAGCACCGGATCTACTGGGTCGAATGGGACTTCGAGCTGGTGCGATAACCGAAATCAAAGAGTGAGGAGAAAGAAATGACGACCGCTGAGAACAAGGTGACGTTCGGCCTCAAGGACCTCGTGCTGTTCTTCGAGAGCGACGAGGGGGCCGGCATCTCGATCGACAGCATCATCGAGTACAACCGGACGATGAACGTCTCGACGAACAACCTGCACGCGAACGACCGCCTGTACTACCGCCTGAAGAAGGAGAACAACGGCGACGGCACGATGAAGCTCGCCAACCTCCCGAAGGCGGTGGTCGCCCGCATGCTCGGGTGGCGCATCGACTCCAACGGCGGCCTCGTGCACGTCGAGAACGCCAAGCCCGAGAGGTTCGACATGTGCTTCACCGTAGACGGCGACCAGTACGAGCGCCGCCGCTTCGTCTACGGGTGCGAGGCCTCGATGAACGAGGACAGCAACGCCACGCGCGGCGAGACGGTCGACTTCCGCACGGAGAACGCGTCGATCACCGAGTACGGCGTCGACAGGAACGGCGAGCACGTCTGGGACTACACGATCTACCAGGCGGACGACCCGGACAACTTCACCCTGTCCAAGACCCATGTGGTCTACCCGGCCGCCGAGTCCGGCGGATCCACCACGTCCGTGCCGAGCGCGTAGCATGCGGCGCGCGACGATCTGGGGCCGCGAGATCGAGATGCAGGGAAGCCCCTGGACGTTCGTCGTCTACCGGCGGGCGTTCGGGGGCGACCTGCTCAACGACTACGTCGCAGCGGTCTCGAAGGATCCCCTCGAGCTCGCCGACTACCTGAGGGTGTGCTGGGCGATGTGCCGCACGCGCTCGGACCTGGCGGGAGAGTTCGAGGAGTGGTGCCGGGAGTTCCCGGATTTCTCCCTCGCCGACGGGGAAGGGGCGGCATTCGTGTCGGTGGTGGACTCCGCCGTGATGGCGGAGCTGTTTCGTCACCGAGAGACCGTGCTCGAAAGACTCCGGAGAAAGGTACGCGAGGGACGGCTGGGACGGCTACCGCGACGTCGCCGCGCTGGTTAGGATGGGGCTTTCCCTCTCCGACGTGCGCGCCGTCACCATGGCCGACTTCATCGCGCTGACCGACGTGGCGTACGGCGAGGACGGGCGCGCCCGGAAGCCCACCCAGGAGGACATCGACGCGTTCATGATGTAAAGGAGAGGCATGGCAGGCGTTTACAAGGGCCTCACCGTCAAGATCGGCGCGGACACGACCGGCTTGTCGAGCGCCCTCAACCGCATAGACTCGCAGACCCGCGGGCTCAAGCGCGAGATGAGGTCGATCGACAAGGCGCTCAAGCTCGACCCCAAGAACACCGAGCTGGCGCGCCAGAAGATGGAGGCCTACCAGAAGGAGATCGCATCGGCATCCGACCGGCTCAAGACGCTGAAGGACGCCGAGTCCCAGATCGGCAAGGAGGGGATGTCCTCCAAGGCCTGGGACACGCTGCAGCGCGACATCGTCGCGACGGAAGCGAACCTGAACAGGCTGACGTCCGAGTACAGGGCGTTCACGGCCGAGCAGGCAGCGGCCTCGAGCGGCCTCGGCAAGGTCGGCGCGGCGCTCACCGACGTCGGCGAGAGGCTCGAGCCCATCGCGGGCAAGATGCAGACGGCCGGCGCGGTGATGTCCGCGACGATCACGGCGCCGATGGTCGCGGCGGGCACCGTGGCCGTCAAGAAGGCCATGGACTTCGAGACGAGCCTCGCGAAGGTGTCGACGCTGGCCGACGAGTCCGTCGTGTCGATGGAGGAGATGGGCGACGGCGCCCGCAATCTCGCCGTGGACTACGGCAAGTCGGCGAGCGAGATCAACGAGGCACTCTACCAGGCGATGTCGGCCTCGGTGGACACGGCCGGCGCCCTCGGCTTCGTGGAGACCGCGACGCGGCTCTCGAAGGCCGGCTTCACGGAGTCTGCCACTGCCGTCGACGTGCTCACCACGGCCATGAACGCGTACGGGCTGGAGGCCGACGACGCGGCGCATATAGCCGACGTGCTCGTGAACACGCAGAACCTCGGCAAGACGACGGTCGACGAGCTCGCGGCGTCGATGGGCAACGTGATCCCGACCGCGGCCGCATACAACGTCGACCTGCACAACCTCGCGGCGTCGTACGCCGTGATGACCAAACAGGGCATCAACACCGCGAACGCAACGACCGCGATAAACGGCATGCTCACCGAGCTTGCCGACAGCGGCTCGACGGTCAACGGCGTCCTGCAGGACATGACGGGCAAGACGTTCGGCCAGCTCATGACCGACGGCGCGAGCCTCGGCGACGTCATCGGGATGCTCAGCGACGCGGTCGGGGGCAACTCTGAAGAGTTCGCGAACCTATGGAGCAACGTGAGGGCGTCCAAGGGCGCGCTAGCGATCGCGAACGCCGGCGTCGACGAGTTCAACGGCACCCTGGCATCCATGGAATCGGCGTCCGGAACGGTCGACGAGGCCCTCGGCAAGCTCGGCGACACCACCGGCGCGTCCCTGGCCAAGGCCAAGGCCGCCGTGGACGACGCGGCGATCTCCGTCGGTCAGGTGCTGCTCCCGTACGTCGAGATGGCCGCTGGTGCCGTGAAGGATGCGGCCGACGCGTTCAACTCCCTCTCGGATGAGGAGAAGGAGCAGGTCGTCAGGACGGCGGCCATCGCGGCCTCAATCGGCCCGGTGCTCCTGCTTCTGTCGAAGGCGATGACCGCGATCGGCACGATCGGGAAGGGCATCTCGACGCTCGCGAAGGGCTTCGCGACGCTCGACCTCGCCACGAACGGCACTGCCAAGGGCTTCAAGGCCGCCGCCAAGGCGGGCGAGGACATGGCCGGCAAGGCCATGGCCGCGAGCGTGGCCATGGGAGCGGCGAAGGCCGCCGCGATCGGGCTCGCCGTTGCCGGCGTGATGGTTCTCGTGAGCGCGATCAAGAGCTACCTCGACGAGCAGGAGAAGTTCAGGAAGGCGACCTCGGGGCTGACCGAGGCCTCAAAGGGCTTCGCGTCCGCATCGGACGTCGCGGCCATCGGCCTCGACAGCCAGTCGACAAGCGCCGAGGGCGCAACCCGCCGGCTCGGCGACTACCACCGCGCGGCGCTCGACGCGGCGGAGGCAGGCGCGGAGCTTGCGGACTCCATCAACGACTCCCTCAACCAGGCGCTGGTCGACTCGGAGACTGCGCAGGCATACGCCGACGTGATAAAGGATCTCGCGGGCAACTGCGATGGCAGCGCCGATAAGCTCGGCGAGCTTCAGGGCGCCATCGATGCGTACAACGAGCTCACCGGCTCGTCCATCCAGATCGTCGACGACTACTCCGGCCGCATCAACGAGTCGACCGTGGCTCTCGACGCTAACACGCAAGCGTTCAAGGAGAACGCCTACGCCAAGGCCGCCGGCTCGGCGTTCGAGGCCGCCGTCCAGCACCAAATCGAGATTACCAACGAACTCGAGGCCCAGAGGCGGGAGCTCGCCCAGGCGGAGTCCGACCTCGCAAACATGAGGCCCAGGGATGGCCAGTCGGGCATGAGCTTCGCGGCAGACGTGAACGTGGCTCAGGCGAAAGTCGACGAGCTCAAGGGTTCCATCGCGTCACTGGAGGACCAGCAGACGGCTGCGAGCAAGGCGGTCGACGTCGCTCGCGAGTCGATGGGCGAGTACGCGGCCGCGGCCAAGGAGGCCGAGGCCGCGGCCAAGGCCGCCGCGACCACGACCGACGAGTACCGCGCGGCATTCGACCGGCTCGGCGAGGGAGAGGGACTGCTCGACGAGTTCGCGGGCTGCATCGGCACGACCGGCGACGCCCTCGCAGAGAGCCTCCGGCAGGCCGGCATAGGCATCGAGCAGCTCGAGCTCGTGGGCAAGGACAACTTCGACCGCCTGGCGGAGGCCGCCGGATACGATTTCACGGCCGTGGCCAAGGCCATAGCGGTCGTGGACAGCCTCGGGATCGACCCGAAGGCCGTGGACGTTGACTCCTCGGGCGTCGTGACCGCCGAGGGCCATATCATCGACCTGAACGCGATGACGATCGACGGCAAGAAGTTCACCGTGGGCGACGACGGCACAATCCAGATCGCGAAGGACGAGATCGGCGACCTCGACGGCATGACCATCGGCGGCAAGACCGTGAGGGTCTACGCCGACACGAGCGATTTCTGGGCGCAGATCGAAGACCTGAGGTCGAAGAACATATACATCCCGGTCGTGACGAACCTCGCGCAGCAGAACGCGGCAGGAGGCCTCTCTCCGAAGGATATCAGGGCGATCCCCCGCCACGCGGACGGCGGCATCAACGGCATCGTGACGAGGGCCACGCTCACGAACGTGGGACTGGTCGGCGAGGCCGGGGACGAGGCGGTGCTGCATATGAGGCACGCGGGAGGCGCGATAATCCCGCTCTCCGACCGCCGCCACGTGAGGCCGTTCGCGCAGGCCGTCGCCGCCGAGATGGGCGCGGCCGGGGGAGCGACCTACGACAACCGTCGGATCTACCAGATCGGGGACATCACCGTCCCTCCGGGCAGCGCTGCGGCGGCGGCACTCGAGGCCCTCGTGACGGCGCTCGACATCGAGGACAGGAGCTAGCGGATGGCCGACACAACCACCAAGACCGTCGCCAGCACGGCGACCTACACTCGCACCGGCGAGAAGGTCACAAGCCTTTCCGTCGGCAAGATGCTCGGGTCCGACCACGGGCTGTACGCGCAGTGGAAGCACTCGGGGTCGGGCAGCGCGAGCGGATACGAGTACGACTGGGAGTACGCCACCGGCGCCCGAAACCCCCAGACGAAGGCCCAGAAGAAGAAGGGCAAGCCCGGCAGCCTGAAATGGTTCGGAGGCTCACATGGGACCGTCGACAACGCCTCCGCCCAGGCGGGCTCGGGGTGGTTCCGCCACGAGTGGGAGGCGCCCGAGGGCGCGATTGTGGCGAGGTGCCGCATCCGGCCGGTCTCCCGCACGCGGGACGTCGTCGTGAGCGTCACCGAGACCTACAAGGACGGAAAGCTCGTAACCTCGAGGAACAACTACAAGTCAAAGCCCTATTTCACGGCCGCATGGTCGGGCTACAAGACGCACGACTTCAGGACCGACAAGCTGCCGACCCCTACGGTGACGGTGGAGATGGGGTCCAACGGCACCAAGGCCACCGTCACCGTGACCTGCGATGACGCCGACTGCGAGTACTGCGACATCGAGGCGTCCGAGCGCGACGGCAAAGACAAGGACAACAACTGGATCTACAAGGTCAAGCAGCAGGCGAAAGACAGGCGGTGTCCGGGATCCGCGACCTGGAAGGTCGACGTGCCAGAAGGCAAGAGATGGTACTTCCGCTCCCGCGTGCAGACCACGAAGGCGGGCAACGCCAAGGGCAACTCGAGCTGGTCGTCGCGCGTCTCGGCCCTCGCGAAGCCCCCCAAGCCGACCGGGACTTCCGCCAAGGCATCGGGCGCGTCGGGGGCCGCCGTCTCGTGGGAATCGGCCACGGGCGCCTCGTCCTACGACGTCCAGTACGTCGCGGGCAGCAAGGACTACTTCGACACGAACCCCGGGGAAGTGCAGACGGTGACCGGCATCACCGGGACCTCCTTCACCCCCACGGGGCTTGAGGCGGGCAAGTGGTGGTTCCGCGTGCGCGCCGTCAACGACACGGGGGAGAGCGGCTGGTCGAAGGTGGCGGGCACGACGCTCGCCTCGACGCCCGACGCGCCGACCACCTACGAGACCGAGCCCGCGTTCATGCAGTCGGACTCGGCGAGGCTGAGATGGACGCACAACTGCGTCGACGGCAGCGACCAGACCGCGTACGAGGTGGCCCTCACGGCCGGCGGCGCGGTCTGGCAGACGCTGTCCGGCACGGCGGCGGCTGACGTCACGGTGGAGCTGTCGACGGTTGCCGACGGCGCGGAGGTGGCGTGGCGGGTGCGCACCAAGGGCGCGTCCTCGAGCTGGTCCCCGTGGTCGGCCTGGCGTACGTTCCATGTGTACTCGCAGCCCTCGCTGTCGTGCGTAGCCCGCCAGACGTCGGCCGAGGGTGACGAGGTCACCGACGAGGACCCGCTGTCGTCCTTCCCCCTGTCGGTATCCCTCGACGCCTCGGGGGGCGGCGGGGCGGTGGCGGGCTACCACGTGGCCATCGTCGCCGCGTCCGACCTGTCGTACTCCGACGACTTCGGCCGCGAGCGCGTCATGCCCGCCGGCGAGGTCGCCTTCTCGCGCGACGTCGCGACATCGGACGACCCGTTCGAGCTGGTCGTCGGCTCGTCCGACGCGATCCTGCGCGACGGGGGCTCGTACCTGGTCACCGCGACGGCGGCCCTGTCGAGCGGCCTTAGGGCGGACGCCGAGCCGTGGGCGTTCGCCGTAGATTTCGACTCGGACGTGCCCGCCCCCACGGCCACCGTCGTCTTCGACGACGAGACGCTCACGGCGGAAATCGTGCCCGAGTGCATGGCGGTCGACGCGAACGGCGACCCGACCGACGACTACGCGGAGGTCGAGCTCGACGTGTACCGCATCGACCCGAGCGGCGTCCTGATCCCGCTCGCGACGGGCGTCCCCAACGACGGCTCGGCCACCGTGGTCGACCCTCACGCCCCCTTCGGCGAGTGTTGGTACCACGTCGTGGCGCGCGACGCATCCACCGGGATGACGGCGAGCGCGGACCTCGGAGACGAGTCGCCGCACCCCACCTGCGTCGTCCAGTGGGACGAGGAATGGCAGGAGGGCATCGACGAGGACGACCTCGGCGACCGCCCGTACGCCTACTCGGGCCTGAGGATGGACGGCCTGTACAACCTGAGGTTCGACGAGTCGGGTGACGTCGAGTCCGACGACGTGGCGTACGCCGGGCGCAAGTACCCGGTGAGCTACTACGGCAGCCAGCTCGGGTACAAGGCGCGCTACCAGACGGAGTTCCCCGACGACGACACCGAGACCCTGTCGCTCGCGCGCCGGCTGCTCGCGCTGCGCGACGACTGCTTCATACGGGAGCCGAGCGGCACGGCCTTCTGGGCGCACGCGAAGGCGTCCTTGTCCCGGTCGTACGACAAGCCGGGCTACGTGCTGACGATAGAGGCGACGCGGGTCGACCGCGACGACGCGGCGCTCGAGTACGGCGAGGAGGGCTAGGCGTGGCCGACTGGACCCGCGGCATGGGCCGCACCTACGAGTACTGGGAGGTCGACCCCTCGACCTGGGCCGACGTCGCGCCCGTCGACGGGGTAACGGGATGCACGATTATCCGCGACGACGACGACGAGACTCTCGGCCACTCGACGCTCGAGATGGACGGATGGGAGGGCGAGCGCTACATCCGCTCCTACCTCGTGACCGAGCAGTGGGGAGTCCGCGAGCGCTGGGGCCTCGGGACGTTCCTCGCCCAGGCCCCGTCGGTCGACTTCGACGGCGTCCGGGCATCGAGCTCCGTCGAGGGGCACACGCCCCTGAAGGAGCTCGCGGACGACCGGCCACCCGTGGGGTTCTGCGTGTCGTCGGGCGACGCCGTGGCCGCCGCCGCGCGGCTCATGGCGGCCCATGCGCGGATGCCCGTCGGATCGCCGTGCGAGGGGACGTCCCTGTCCGAGCCCTACGTGGCCGAGGACGGGGACACCTGGCTCTCCTACTGCAAGGGCCTGCTCGCGAAGGGCGGGGGAAAGGTGGGGCTCGACGCGATGGGGAGGGCGTACTTCTCGCCCGTGAGGAACCCGAGGGCGCTCATGCCGACGAGGGTCTTCGACGACTCCAACTCGTCGATCATCCTGCCCGGCGTGAGGATATCGAGCAACCTGCCGGACGCCCCGAACGCCGTCGAGGTGGTGTGGAGCGACGGGGAGCGGTGCCTGGTCGGCAAGGCATCGGACGCCGACCCGGACAGCGAGGCCTCGATGGCCTCGAGGGGCCGGAGGGTGCTCTACCGGGAACTCTCTCCCGAGCTGCCCGACAACCCGACGCAGGCCGACGCCGACGCGCTCGCCGGGAGGATCCTGCGGGAGAAGGGCGCGGTCTCCTACGAGGTCACCTACACCCACGGGTACGTGCCCGACGTGATGCCGGGCACGGCGGTCAGGCTGAGATACGCCGCCGCCGGCATAGACGTCGTGGCTATCGTGGCGAGCCAGACGATAGAGGCGACGCCGGGGTGCCTTGTCACCGAGACGGCGCGCTACACGATCTAGGAGACGATCACATGGCAAACGCAGATGTCCAGCGAGCCGCGCGGCGGCTTGCAAAGAAGCTCGCGCCCGCGCTCGCGGCGGAGCCGTCCAGGGCGAGCCGCGACATCTTCGCCACCGTGCAGCTCGGCGAAGGGGGCCAGGCCTTCGCGCTGCTGGACGGAGCCGACGAGCCGACCCCGGTCACGCCGGCCGTGGGCGTCCACCACGGGGACCGCGTGATCGTGCACATTGTCGACCACCGGTGCGTCGTGACGCAGAACCTCACCGTCCCGTCGATCAACGACGCCGGATACGAGCACGTCAAGGACATCGCCGAGGAGGCAAACGAGCTCCTCGACGGCGTCGCGGGGGCTGCGGCCGCAGCCGACAAGACCGTGGCGGAGATGCTGGCGGACGCGGACGCCGCGAGCGCCCTCGTGAGCGACATGGAGCGCGCCGCCGACACGGCGGGCACGACCCTGGCGCAGATCGTCGCGGACGCGGACTCCGCCGCCGGCACCCTTGCCGAAATGGCCGAGGCGGCCCTGGCGGCGGACACGACCCTCACCCAGATCTACGAGGACGCGACCGCCGCAGGCGTCGCGGCGGCTTCTGCCAACCGCTCCGCCACGAGCGCGCTCACGCAGCTCTCCATCGTGGAGGACGTCGCAGGCACGCTCTCGTGGATCCGCGAGCACGGCACGTTCGTCCCCAGCGACGACACGCGCGTCGTCCCGGGCACGGTCTACTTCTTCATCGACGGCGGAGACTACAGTCCGGTGGTGCAGCCGACGGGCAACCCGGCAGTGCAGGGATGGTACGTCCTCGACGTCACCGACTCCCAGTCGGAGTTCATCATGGCCCACATCGCCGTGACGGCGAGGGGGCTTTGGATCCTGCCGAACGGCATCGACCACCTGAGCGCGACGGTCGTCGTGGACGGGTCCGGCAGGACGGTCGTCGACGGCTCCGGGCGCGAGCTGCTCGCGATGGAGCGCGACGTCCTCTACTCGTCGGGATACAAGACGCTGTTCTCCAACACGGGCATGACCATCTACGACGGCACCGGGACGGCCGTGGCGACCTACGCCGACGACGGCATCGGGTTCGACGCGGGCCGCGTGTTCACGATCGGCAACGAGGACGCCTACATCGTTTTCAGGCCGGCGTCCGGCACGACGCCGGCATCCATAACCATAGGCGGGGCGAACATCCATCTCGGCACCAGCAAGACGCTCTCCGAGCTGCTGTCGGACATAGACAACGCGGTCGAGGCGGCCGAGACGGCGCTGGACTCCGCGACCCTGGCCATCACCTCGACCAACGGGCAGCTCTTCAAGAACGGCGCGGAGTCGACCGTCCTGCAGGTCGCCGTGTTCCCCAACGGCGGAGGGCGGCTCGACACGATCGCGGAGGTGCGCGAGAGGTTCGGGCCCGGGGCGTACATCGAGTGGAAGTACAGGAGCGAGGGCGGGTCGTGGGCGACCATGGCCTCGAACGACCCGCACCTGTCGCAGGGCGGGATGTGGCTGACGGTGACGCCGGATGACGTCGACGTCAAGACGTCGTTCTCGGCGTCCCTTGTCGTGCAGTAGGAAAGGAGCAGCAAATGGCAGTAAAGGCAACTAACCAGCTCGACATCGTCGACCTGACCGACGGCTACGCCGTCATCCTGTCGGCCGACTCGGTCACGGTGCCGGGCGACAAGAACGGGGCCGCGATAGCGACCACCAACGCGTTCTCGATTGCAGTGACGGCAATGTGCGGCGGCTCGAAGGTCGCGTGCTCGGTGGTCGCGACCTGCCCGACCGGCATCTCGGCCGGCACCGCGAGCACGTCGAACAACGTGGTGACGATACCGTTCTCGGTCGCGAACACACTCGTCAGCTCGGCATCGATCACGCTCGCCGTGACCATCACGGCACCGGGGGTGACCATCAACAAGACCGTGGCGGTGACGGTCGCGAAGACCGGAGGCGACGGCCAGAACGCCTACACCTACGTCCGCTACAGCGCGAACTCGGACGGCAGCAGCATGACCGACACGCCGACATCCTCCACGAAATACATCGGCGTCTACACCGGAACGGCCTCGACCTGCCCGGCCTATAACGACTCGGGATTCAAGTGGAGCAAGTACCAGGGCGACGACGGCGACGATGCGCTGATGATGGTCATCACCAGCTCGGCCGGGACCATCTTCAAAAACACCCAGGCCGCGACCACGCTGACCGCGCACATCTTCCAGGGCGCGACGGAGCTGAACTCCACCGCGATCGCGGCCCTCGGCACCGTCAAGTGGTACAAGGACGGCACCTATATGACCGGCAAGGATGGGCTGACCCTCTCGATCAGCGCCGGAGACGTCACGGACAAGGCGACCTACACGGCGAAGCTGGAGGCGTAGATGGCGGTCAAGGCGATGGACTCGGTGACGCTCTCCGTCACGGTCGACGTCCAGGCGGTGGACATCTACTACTGCCAGACCGCCGCCACGGCGCCGCAGCCGACGATCGACACGTCGTCGGCGACGCCCACGGGGTGGAGCTCAACCGAGCCGGAATACGACAGCTCGAAACAGCTGTGGACATGCACGAAGACCACGCTCACCAACGGCCTGTGGTACTGGGGCGCGGTGAGCAAGTCGAGCAGCTACAGCGGCGCAAACTCCGCATGGAACAAGGCCGCGGCGGCGCAGGGCTCCGCGAATGCCGCCGTGAAGTCCTCGGCGACCGTCTACTACCGCTCGACCGCCGGAGCGCCGACGATCTCGGCGTCCGACCCCATAGGCACCGACGGGGACGCCTCGGACTCGTGGCAGTACGTCATGCCGTCCCCGAGGAGGGGCTGCGCGTTCTACTGCTGCGAGAGATTCGTCTACGTGGACGACTCCGTGGGGTTCGGGCCGGTGAGGTCGCTCGACAACGCGACCTACACGAGCATGTGGTGCTCCGAGGCCGACGAGACCCTCCTCGACGGCGGCCGCCTCTACACGGGCTCCGTCACGGCCGACAAGATCGCGGCCGGAAGCATCACCGTCGGAGCGCTCGGGGAGGACGTGGCGAAGGCAATCGGCGACTCGGCCGGGCTCACCTACGACTTCGACGTGTCGCTCGAGAACGGCGTCTATACGTTCACGGCGCACGCATGGAGGGGCGCGGAGGAGATAACGGGCCAGCTGCCGGACGAGTTCTTCTCCTGGGCGCTCAAGAAGGGCGACGGGGAGACGTCACTCGGCACCGGAAAGACGAAGACCGTGCAGGCCTCGGCGGCGGGCTACCGGGCCATCGTCGTCGGACGGCTCGCGGAGGTGCTCGAGGTGGCCGTGACGGACGGCTCGGGCAGAAGCGTCGTCGACGGCTCCGGCAGGGAGCTGCTGGCGGCGGTGAAGGCATAAGGAGGAGAAAACATGGGAGTACGGGTCAAGGACATGACGCCCCTCGCGTCGCTCGGCAGGGGCAGCTACGTGATGATCGACAACGGCGACGAAACCGAGAACTTCAAGTTCGACCTCGGCACGGCGCTGCAGAGGGAGGCCGAGCTTCCCGACCTCTACGACTCGGCGTCGGGGCGCTACGTCGGCATAGGGCAGTGGATGCAGTCGCAGCGCAACGGCAAGATCTACGGCGTCCGCATCCCGAAGTACTCGGCCTCGCAGGGCACCGCCTGCACGAAGGTCGGGGCCAACGCCGGGCTCACGATCACGCCGGCGACCGCGACCGACCCGGGCAGCGACGGCTACAAGGACGAGTTCCCGTTCATGGGCTGGGACGCCAACGGTGGCGCGGACACCGACGGGAAGCCCTACGTGACGGCGCTGCGGCTCTACGACACCGCGTTCTCGCTGACCGGCTCTAACGGCGAGGTCGTGAGGATGGCGCCTGTGCTCTACTGGCGCTGGCGCGAGTTCTCCGAGTACTGGCTGCTCGAGATCTGCGACACATGGCTCGAGGGCTTCGCCCCGCAGCCAGGGGCCAAGCTGCCCGACGGGTCGCTCCGCGAGTTCATGCTGTACGCGAAGTACGCGGGGTGCAAGGGGTCCGACGGGTACATGCACTCGTGGTCGGGGAGGCCGCTGTGGAACCGCGAGGTCTCGCACAACTCGCTCGTAACCCAGTGCCGCACGGCGTCGACGGGCTACTCCGGGAAGTCGATCGCCGACGACTGGTACATCAAGACGATGTTCCTGCTGAAATACGCCACGAAGAACTCGCAGAGCGTCTTCACCGGGTGCACCGGGTACACGACGCAGGCGTACGTCACGGTGGCCGAGGTCGCCACGAGCCGGGTCATCATATCCAAGACCGACGCCGCGGGCCTGCTGGTGGGATCCACGATGATGCTCGGCACCCGCGCGGGGGGCAGCTCGGACCGCAACCGCGCGGACATGCACGACGTCTTCGACGCGCTCGTGATCCGCGCGATCGAGGAGTACGACACGAACAACGCCGCCGTCTACTTCGACACGACGGCGACATGGGACACCGCGACCACCTACATGCTCTCCACCGCCCCGTGGCACTCAGGGTGCCTCGACTCCGTGCAGGGCACGGACGGCACGATCACCGCGGCAGGAAGGACGAACTCGAAGGAGCCGTTCCTCCTCCAGGGCATCGAGTGCATGCTCGGCGCCTACGAGGTCGTGGGCGACGTGATGCTCTACTCCGGCACCGACGGGGTGGAGGTCTACGTCAACTACGACAGCAAGAACGAGAAGTCGTCCTACGACTCGACCGTCTACACGGACACCGGCAAGGCGCTTGTCGTCCAGGCCTCCGGCGGGTGGGTCTACGGCACCGACGTGATGAACGCCGGCGGGCTTCTCGTGCAGGCCGGGTCGGGCGCGGACTCCTCGCACGGGATGTGCGACGGGCACTACCAGTCGGGATCGGCCAGCAACGGCTGGAGGGAGCTCCTCCTCGGCGGCAGCCTGCTCAACGGGGGCAATGCCGGGTTGTGGTGCGACAACTCGAACAACGGGCTGTCGAACGCGAACTGGAACATCGCGTCGCGCACT